TCCTGTTGTGTGCCGAATGTGTAGAAACTATCTTGATGCTCTGAACATTGTAAACTTACTGTGTGGTCTGTATTTATTGACATTCCCTGTACTCTAAAGGGTTTTGCGGAAAAGCTAGGGGTTGCATGGGTTACGTTTACTATATCCCCTATGGCTAGGTCTAAGGCTGTTGCATCTGCTCTAAGTGATATATCAAGGCTAGTTCTGGAACGTCTAAGTATTATTTCTGCCATTTCTTGAGCTTGATATGGACTTGTAAACATAGAAAAGTCAAATCTGCCCTCTAATAAAAGACCCCCATCAGCGGTTTTCATATTGGCGTGTTGGTCTGCCGATGCTAACCCTGTTTCATCTACTGGCGGGAATTGTGCTGTGTCCGACTGATAATTTTTATCTGGATTTATGAAGTTTACAATAACCCTGTTATATCGTGAGTTTTTATTTTTACTCTGAACTGTAATACCGCCTATTATATTGTCCTCTGTGAGCGTTATAGACGCTGACCCTGTGCTTTCGACCAATATATTGTATTTACCCCCCGAAAAGTTTAGATACGACCTAGACCCCCTTACAAAGTTTTTGACGTTATCTATAGCTTTTACTGATGTATCTACTACCGCATGACTATCCATTAAATCAATCTGGCTTGCACCGCTGAAAGGTGTGATATTTGTATCACATACATCTGTGGCGGTTTGCCAATCCGCAAAGTTGCTATCGAAATAACTGTTTGGGATACCCATGCCAAATCTATCGTTTCTGAGGTAGTCTAATAGCTGTAATATTGGGTTATCCGAATATTCCCATGTTGTGCTTGTATCTGCCCTGTGGCTACCGCTACCCCCTGTAACTGTTCCATCAAGATTTGGGTTGTAGACCTTCCGACCCTTTATAATCGCTTGCACTTTAGGCAATGACCCGAACTTATCAGCGTTCCATTCAAATCTTAAAGCTAGATAGGCTAACCCTCGTAATCTGTGGTTTGAAGTCCATGAAGTAAGTGTAGATAATAGGGTTGATGCTGACTGTGAATCTGTTCCTAAATGTGCTTCGACTGTAATAAGACTAGAGTCAGCAAAGAAGTTTGAATCCGAACTAGCTACTGTTCTTTGTGTGCCATCGGTCAATGCTCCGCTTAGAGTTACTTGGTTTTCGTTTACAAATAGGGTTTCTACGCTGTTTATTTCTCCTTCGCTAAGAACCAAAGCCATATATAAATATTGGTTATCTGTTCCCGATGTTTCTAAGAATACAACATTACCACCGACTTTTCTTGTGCCATATACAACAGGAATAGAAGCGTTTGCCCTAAATTTATTGACTAATATCCCCTGTGCTTGCTGTTCTGCATAGTCATCCCCGAACTCTGGAATGTCTGGCTGTGGTATTAGCCATCCTACAACGTCTTCTACTACGTCTACGACTACATCAACTACATCCCTTACGAAATCGCCTACATCATCAAAAAAATCTCCGATACCACTAAAATCACACATTTAAGCTAATCTCCAGTTCCCACCCATATTTTCAAACCCAAGTTTTTCTAATACAGCACCTATTTCAAGTTTTGTTGTGACCCCCATAACTATCGGCAAATCATCAGCCACATTTTTCACGCTATCTATCAGCGTTTTTACTAGCTTAAAATTTCTATATTGTTTCTTAATATATAGAATATTTATGTTTATAAGTTCCTGTTTGCTAAACCAATATTCTGATTTATGAAATATGCAACAGCCAATAAGTTCCTGTTGGTCTAACTCTTTCACAAGAATAATCTTGCCCTTTTGTAAAATGAAATCAATAAACGCTTTTAGTTTTGGCTTATCTACTTTGGGCAAATCTACGTCAACTAGGTCAACTTCTTTAAAATTTATCAACAAATCAAAGACCTCTTGAAAATCTTTTTTCTCTGCTTGATATATATGAACGCTACTCATACCCGACCCCATTTTATGTCGCTTACAGTCAAAGCGGAAAATTCCATGCCTTTATCAGAAGAAAAAAACCTTTTTTGTGAAGTGTCTGACGTTGTTCTACCACTTTGTTTAGAAAAGTTACCCCAATGTGACGTAACAGTTAGGTTTATGCTTGCTGATTTTGTGGTATCCGTAATCTTATATTCGTCTATTGTTCCATAAAACAAAAGAAATGGGTCAGCTATTAGTGCAAGGTTTGCATCTAAAAACCCCCTATAAACAAATACATTATCGTTAATGATGTTTTCATTGAGTGCTATGGATATATAGGTTTGGTCAACACCAGAAAGATTAACGATAAGGCTATTCTTTGAAGGTGCGTTTGTTTCGCTTACCCCTGTAATTCCTCTAAAATGTCCGTTTGCTTGATATGTTCTTGATGTTCCAGAAACGCTTGATGTTATGTCAAAGCTTGCATTTGTTAGATATACTGGCGTTCCAAAACCTAATTCTAATAAAATAACTGGTTCAATATTTCCTGTGGCTAGTTCTGTTTTTACTGCACTTGTTAGACCTCTAGCCATTTACAAACTCTCTATTACATCGAACTCATAATTAAATAATAAGTTTCCATTCTTGTCGTTTTGCCCTGTTGCGAACTCTTGAACATCACTTGTTAGATGAACTGTAAAAGGTACTGAATCATAAGTAACTGCACTATTATCCGCTAGTGCTTCTCTAAGGGGTGGTTCTATTGTGACTGTTGACGCATTACTAGATGACGTTGCATCGTCAACCACCATATAAACTTTATCGTGAGCAAACTTGATAAAATCACCCGCTTTGAGTCGACCCGCACCATCACCCGCAAACCCATCTATTGCTATCGTTGTATCAGCAACCGCATGAACACCATTAACCAACAAAGTTCCTGTTTCGTTGCCCTGTGCGTTTAGATAGCTTGGGAAGGTTACTGTAAAATTATCTTTTCTGTTTCTCTGCTTCATAATAAAAGCCATGACTGGTGCAAAGTCTGCCCTAGTCATAGGGGGATATGAAAGGGTAAAACTAAAGCGTTGACCTTGCACTTGTCTTCTAAATGTCTTCCCGCTATCCGTTTCACTAAACAAAGTCTTTTGATTGCTCTTGATATTGATAGCTGTAAAATCTGTTTTTGGTAAAGCTCCACTCATACGACTGCCATCTTACCCTTTTCGTTCATAGCACTATTGATAAGGTTTACGATTACACCCCGACTATTTACCAATAATTCGTTGAAACCCCTAGCGTCTACAGTATTGATGTTGAAGTTTACTGTGACTTGTTTACCCATTCCTAGCTTGTCATTTGGTACGACTGTTCCCGCTTGGTCTGGTACAAAGAGTTCTGCACCTTTTTCCCCAACAATGCTTGGTCTTCCTACTGGCGGTCTACCACCCCTTTCAAACCCTCTTATTTTATTTATTAAACCCGCTCCAAAGGCTAAAGCACCGCCTACAGCGACTACATTAAATGGGAAGGGTATAGAAGCAAAAGTTTTCATTGCTCCTTCATACATACTTATCATGGCTTTCTTGATGGCATCTGCTTTAAACATTGCCATTCCTTTCTCAAAAGCGTTTTGTATTGCTTGCCCTATTAGCATTTCAACAGTTTTTCTAACAATAAAAGTTGATAAATCTTGGAAGCTTAGTTTCCCTGTCATAACGAAATCTGTTAATGATTGTTTCAATCCCTCAAATGTTCCCCTTCCTATATCTTGTATTTCTTTAAACATCTCTTTTTGTGTAGAAAAAGCATCGGTAAAACCTTTTTTGAAATTTGCATAAACAGTAGTTAATTTTTCTATTTCGTCTTTTTGCCCTTTGGTTTTTTTAGTTACTTCATCCATTCCGACCGATATAGCTTCTAAAGGAACAGCCATATAAGCCGTTTCTAATTCATGTAACATATTTTTTAGAGCTTCCATTTCATTTGTAGTTAGTTCTGCATCCCTTAAATGAATTTTCATATCTTGCATTAAAGCATTGTAGGATTCGTGAACTGCATCGAAACCTTTGACCCCATTATGTTCAAACATTTTGAACTGGTCTTTTATAATATCCATTTCAGCACGAAAATCTTCAATACCTCTTGGCTGTTCGAACATTTCAAACATTTTATCTAATGCACCAGTCGCTTCAGCAACAGCTAAACCCACTCCCGCTAAAATACCTATTACAGTTGTTTTAGATACTCTGGAAAAGGCTATCATTGCCACCCTTACCCTACCGATAGCAATAGCAAGATTTAGGAAAGATGTTGTAATTTTTGCAACCACAATACCCATGCCAATAGCTTTTAAAGTTTCAAAGTTTTCCGCTATTATCTTTATGCCTTTTCCAACAGTTATTACGGCATTTGATAAACCTTTTCCAACGGCTTTTGCTACACTATCAATAGTTTCTTCATTTTCCTGTAATGCTTTATCTAAAGCACCAAATTCTTGTTTTAAACCCACTAAAAATTCTTCTGCGACTGCCTTTTGAAAGCTAAATATTTTATCGCCTATCATAGAAAGCGTTCCTGTGAAAGTCTGTGCCAAATCATCTGTTGCACCCTCAAACCTTCCACCTTTTCCAAACACTCTTTCAAATGCTTCGGCTGTTTCTTCCGCTGTTACTGTAGCACCCGCCTTAAATCCTAGTAAATCTCTTACACCTCTTTCCCTAAAAATGTCGGCACTAGCTACACCCGCTGAGAATGAACGCTGTATTTGTTCGGCTGTTGTTTGGAAATCAAGACCAGTAACACTAGCAACATTCCCTGTTATTTCTAATATCTTTGCTAATTCTTTTGAATCTTTTGCAACAACGGCTAGATTTCCCGCTCCCGCTTGTATTTGCTCTAGGCTGAAAGGCACTTTCGATGCAAATTTAGACATAACATCAAAAGCTTTTGCACCTTCTTCTACACTACCAAATAAGAATTTTAATCTGATTTGAAGGGATTCAACTTGCCTACCAACATCCACAAACGACTTTATCGCAACACCCGCACCAATACCCACAAGAGCATTTCTTAAATTGAACACCGATTGTTTTAGTTTATCGACCCCTGTTGTGGCTGACCTCATAGCTTGGCGGGTCTTATCCTTCGCTATAATGTCTATATTTACGTTTTTTGTTGCCACTTATCTACTTGCCTTTGCTAGTCGTTCTTGTCGTTCTCGTTCCTCATGTTGGATTTGAAAGTAAGCAATCCACATATTAAATTCTTCAACTGACATTTGCAAGATTTCGGAAACTGTTTTGTGAAGCTTTTCGGCTAAACCAAAGATATTATGTAACTCTGCATCATTCTTTAGTTTTTTTTATAATCCTCAATATCTTCATTACCAGTACCCATTATCTTTGTGGCAACGTCTGCAATTACATTTGTGTCAGCTTTTGTTTTGAAGGAAAGAATGTGAGAAGCGTTAAACATCTTTTCGCCATCTTTTGTTAAGGCTTTTTCAATGATAACGTCAATGAGTACAAGCAAATCTGTATTCGTTGCACCCTTGAAAATCTTTTGTTTCTCAAGCATATTGAAAGGCTTGGTATGAATAGCTTTATCGCCTGTCAAACCCCACTCTGGAACTTCAATAATCTGTGTGTCTAGCTGACTAAAATGGTCACGAATACCATCAAAGTAGTCAATCTTTTCATCTGCCATTTACTTATACTGTGCCTATGGTAAGACCGCCATTCCCTTGACCAGATACAGTTCTAGTTGTTACACCATCTAATGTAACACCCACAGACATTCCAGTAACAATTCCCGTGCCACTAAACTTTCTATCTCCAGACTCGTTACCTTCTGGCAAGAAAGCAAAAGTTAGTTCTGCTCCTTGTACTAACGATGTTTGACCAGAATCGGTTTCATCAAAGTTCATATCAATAGTGAAAGTATAAGTACCCCTACCAACCAAATATGATTTCATTGAATTACCTAGTGCTGTATCCTCAACAACGTCATGGGTAGTATCAACTGTGAACCCTGTGGCATTACCTAATGTAGTACCCCCAATAGTTACAACCCCTTCTTTTCCGTGATGTGTAGCCATTTATTTACTCCTTTTCTTCTTTAGGTTTTTCGACTTTTTTAGAAACCGCCTTTTCATCATGCACCTTATAGCCATTTTTTTCAAAATGTTCTACATGGTCTTCAACGCATTTTATAATACTTTCGCCTTTTTTCATAGTTACATTTTTAGCCATTATGCACTCCCTCTAGTAAATTCATATATTACCCTTGCTGTTATTCGTACACCACCATAGGGATATATTGTACCCTCGTCCGTTGATGCTTCAATAATCTGCGTATCTATAGCATTACCATTTCTAGTTATATCATTATCTAAAGTTTCTTCAACCACTTCTATTATTTGGTTTCTTACTGTGTCTATATTTGAGTCTGTACCTTTACCAAAAGCCACAATCAGAAAGTCTATCGTTCCCCTATATGTTCCCGCTCCTGTATCGCCTATGCTTGATACTTCTCTAGTTTCATCGCCAGACTGAACAAATAAGGCGGGAAACTGTGCATCACTTAATTCTTCTACCTCAAAAGGTTCTCTGGTAATCTTTTTGAACTCAATCGGACTTGTCACCGCATCAAGCTTTGTAATTATGTCACCCGCTATATTTTCTCTTTTGCTCATAATCGCATTTCTTTGAAATAAAAACTCGCAAACTCTGCTTTTAGTTTATCTTCTTCTTTATTGCCTATTGCAAAGAATGGTCTTGTAATACGCCTTTTGCCTACCCCAAATGTGTCGTGATAACTGGCTATCTTTGCTCTTTCCATGTTTGAGAAGAATAATGTGCTTTTTGTACCGCCTGTTTTGAAATCTAAGCTACGAAACATCTTACCAGTATCGGTAAGGTCTACAAATCCTGTTTGTCTACCCCTCTTTTTACGGCTTCTGACTGTGCCTTTAGCGTATGCCCTCATTTGACCCCCATCGGGTAGTTTCCCCGCCTGTGTACGCTTTGTAATCATTAGAACCGCCATATTTGAAACCCTGTTCAATGATTTTTCGATAACAGCCTTTTGTTTTCTGCCTATTCTCTTTAATAGGTTTGTGACCTCTATAGAATTAACGTCTACTTTTACGTCTACTGCCATTAGCGAACTAATCTCAAATGATGTATAGGCTCTTTCTCGCTGTCGCTTACTGTACCGCCACCATCTTCATCGTATTCGACCCCATCCCTTAGAATAGCTTGAAATTCTTCTTCATACCTATCTCTATAGAAATCAATCTGCACTTGAAATGCGTCTTTTCCTTCGCCTGTGTCGGGGTCACGCCATTTAGTAAGAATAGGATACACATACTTCCATAAACACAAATAAACTACTGATTGTGTCCATTGTGAGTCTGTGAGTTTAGAACTATCCATTTCTACTGAAGTAATCTTTGTAATGTCCTTATAGCGTACAGTATGCCTGTATCTTTCCCACCATTCTTCTCTTACACGCCTTATAACGTCATTTTCTGCAAATTGAAGTTGGTCTTCGAAAGTTGTTACCCCGAAACCTAAAATGTCTGGTTGTATTTTCTGAAGACTAGTATTAGCAACATTAAATTCGTTGGTAGCCATTATTCAGCCTTTTTTGTTGATTTCTTTGGCTTTTCTACTTTCGGTTCTGGTGCGGGTTGTGCTTTTGGCTTGCCATCATCTAGCTTCCAACCTCGTAAACCCCAAATGTTTATATTGTTTTCGTAATCTACTTTGCGTCTTTCAATTACCCTATCGCCTTTAACAAGCTTAACCATTTCCATTGTCATAATCCCTTAAAAAAAGGGGGTAGTTTCCCACCCCCATAGTTTTTATGTAGCTAGTGTATCAGCAGTTAACTTAACTCCATAAGAGTCATGTATTTCACTAACTCCATAAACGGCAGTAGCAACAATTTCATCTGCTCTTAATGAAGCATCTCTCTGTGTTTCTAGCTTTAGGTCTTGCATCATTGCTAACGCTAGAGCGTCTTGAGAGAATACACCACCAATAGAGTCATCAGAACCATCCACAGATATGTTTGAGGATTCGAATATCTGAACCCCCGCAATAGTTCCTACGAAACCAGTTCGCATAGCTTCATTAGATAGTTCGGTATCCCTACCAACAAAGGTGTTTGTCAAAGACTTCTTCACATTGAATATCTGCTTTGGGTGAAACACTCCATAGTAAGGTGCGGGTGCATTTGCTGTTCTTAGCTCTGCACTTGCTTCAAATATGTCTTGAACTGTTAGTTCTTGACCCGCTCCACCCGCTTTTTCTGTTGAAAAGCCTGTGAATAGTGCTGATAAGTCTGCGTCCACTTTTCTTGCTATAGCTTCACCGAATAATCTACCAATGTCACCCGCAACATTTCGTGATGCTGAGTTTCTAGCTAAGTCGGTCAATGTGGTCATAATACCTACTTCACTAGCTGTAATTGTAACAGATGTTGGGTTTACGGCTGTATTTGATAAGTCAGATGCTTCACTTACCGCTGATGCTGATACTGTTGCATAGATTGGAACTTCAACAGATTTACCACCACCCGCTATTGTGTAGTTTCTGACTAGGTTTCTCATTATTGACTGTTCGCTTGCCACAAACAATGCTTCTGCTACGATTTCGGTATAGAGTTCCGAAATGGTACTACTGGTTGTTTCATTTGCCATTTTTTACTCCTCTAAATAAAACAAATTAAGGGTTTGAGTTAATCACATAAGGCTTAGAATTTCTTTGCTTTCGATATTCAGCATATTTCTTCCTGTCCTCTGGATTGTTCATATTTAATTCACTCAGATTTAAAGGCTTATTGAGTTCTTGCCTATCCACATTTGACACAGAGCCAGAACCACTTGGGGTAGCACTAACAAAGTGAGGGTTTTGTGTAAGAAACTCTTGCACTAATTCGTCTGTGGTCAAAAGTTCACCCGCCTTATTGTATCTTGTAACACCATTTTTATCAAGAATTTCCACATTACCACTTTCATTAAGTTGTATATTCGTTTTTAACAACTCAACTACTTGGTCTGGATTGATAGCTTTATTCCTAGATGCTGAAGATAATAACGACTTATTTATTTTTATATCTCTTAGCTGATTTTCTAAGTTTTCTTTTTCTTTGTTAAATTCTTGGGTTCTGGTTTTAAGTATTTCTTCAAACTCACCCTTTTGTATTTTTTGTGCTTCTTCTGCTTGCTTTTGTGTCTTGACCGCATTTATAGCAACCTCTAAGTCATCAACACCTAGCTTTTTATACATAATACCTCTTTCTTTGGCTAATCGCTTTCTAACGATTTCATTCATTTCATCTTCTGTGAATGTTACCCCGCTTGATGTATCTTGTACTTGTGGTTCTTCTTCTTTTGTTTCAGTAGTCTGTTCTACTTGGTTTTCTTCAGCCATTTAAATCTCCTTTATTTGGATAATATCTTTATAACAAAGTTTTATATCAAATGCTACTAATCATCGTCCTCTGGTTCTAACCAATCATAATTACCTTCTTTACTGGCTATCTCCACTAATCTTATGTGCATACCTTCATCATAACTTGCGAAAAGAAGCGTATCATTATCACCAATTTGTCTTCCAATCTCTCTAAATCTTTTGTAATCACTTACATTTAGAACCTTTTTTTCTAATATATCCCCCGCTTCTGCTAGTAATTCGTTCATTTTAATACCTCATTTTCTAAAAATTCAATAAATTTAGGGTCTACTAGTTCTTCTCTACCCATGTGATACAGACTAAAGTTTTCTGCGAACCATTCTTTTTGATTATATGTTGAATATCTTGTTGCACCTTTTAAAAAAAATGATTTTCCTTCGTCATACTGATAATCTAAAAACTTTTTTTCTATTGGTGGTCTATCCCATAAATCTTTCTTCAGATTTTTCATCTGATGCACTTGATGACCAAATTCGTGATAAAGAATATTTCTAAACCTATCTATTTCATCTTCAAAGAAATAAAAAGCATTGTGCGGTCTAACCCATGTATCGGGTCTTGTTTTTCTTTCTTTAGAAATTGCATCGCCAATCTTATATTTTTTTGCTAGTTCTGTTTCTCTTTTATAATATCCTGTTCCTAAAAACGCATCTCTTTTGCTTTTGTCTGGATTTTTTCTATTAAAATATTTCGGGTTTATGTATAAGTTTCCATCGCCCATAGCCATTAATGAACGTTTTTTAGCTGTAACAGTAATCGACCTAAGTTTAGGAACATTATACAATTCAGCCAATTCATCTACTTCTTTCATCAAAGCACCTAATTGACTTGCTATCTCGTCATCAAGTTTTTCAATACCAGTTACATTACCGACATTTGTTGTTCTAAATCTTGATACTGGCAATCCATTTTCTATTGGGTATCTATCATCTTTTGCGTTTCTGGCTATCTGCTTTTTCAAGTCAGCCATAACGATAGCACTAGAAACAACGTCTACTTCTTCTTCTCTAACTGGGTTCTTTAATGTTGACCTTCTGCCTTTTTTTATTGGGGGAAGCGGTGTTTCTTCTATCTCTGGTTCTTCTGGAACTTGGTCTACTGTTTCTTCACCCCATGCGGGGTCTGTAGGAATCCAAGTATGTCGGCATCTATAGCCACCCCTTACTATAAATGGGTCACCAGTAGACTTTCCTTGCCATGAACGATTTATCCACATTTTTCTTATTTGTTCTTCTGTGAGTGTCTTATTCAACATACTCACACAAAATTCCCTACTATCTCTAACTAATGTTCCTGTGTAGGTGAAATGCGTTAGACCCGCTTCTTTGGCTTTTGCTATGGTGAATTGTCCGTGAAACTGCATTACTGAATCATGTGCTATCTGACTGGCATAACGTCTTAGGTTATTACCCGCCCTGTCACTTGCATATTGTGTATGTAGCTTTCTAACAGCGTCTTCTACTTGTGCTTTTTTTGCACTATCAAACTTAT